TCTATCAACCAGTTGGTCGATGTTGGCAACATTGTACCTTGCTAGTGTAGACATAGTTCTCCTTAGTAAGCGAGTTTGTAAGTAAAGACCCCGAAGGCATCTTTGGCGTAAAAGGGGGTTCCGTAGAACCCGAACCTCTTACATACTAATTATAACAGAAAACATAAAAAACGGGGTGTTACAACCCCTACTTTTTATTACGGGTATTACACTCTGAAAACTAACAAGAGTTTTATGTCTTGAATACCAACTAAAAGATTTGAAGATGGTTGAGTATTTCTATATGAAAACTAATAAAAGTTTTAAGGAGTGAATACTAACTAAAGATTTGAGGATGGTTGAGCATTAGACTCTGAATACCAACAAGAGTATTTTCCTATGAATACTAACGGAGACCATCCTCAACAATCATTTTCCGCAATGCATACCAAATCTTCTGAGTCATCTTATCGACTTTGGTACGTGCTTCTTTCAGTTTATCAAGTTCTTCATAACTCATTCCGACTTGAAAATCAGTGCTGTTAGCACTATTTTTTCCAGGTAATGCATACTCAGATACTGTACGTCGCATCCAGTGTTTATAGTTAGATGCTGCAACACCCTGATTCATGTGATATGGTTTACAACCAAGATAATGTGCCTTAATAAATTTCCAGTTAGGAAATTTACCAACATCAGACCGAAGACGAAGATCACCATTAGGACGAAGAATGGAATGAACTAAAGTATAAATTCTATTTCCATTTTCAATTTTTAACTTACCTGTTTTTTTATCAATAGATAATCCCAGTGCATTCAATAATTCTTCATCATTATTTAAATAATCAGCAACTGTTGGTGTATATCCCAAAACAGAAGTTCCACCATCTACTGTATATTTTTTAATCCACTTTGATACTTCATCTTCATAGTCAAAATTTGAAGTTAAACCATATTCAGAGGTTTTAGCTATATTGATGTCATTATTTGATTGTTGAATATATTCAAAAATACATTGATTTTTATTTTGGAAAACCTCTAATTTTGTTGGAATAAAATTCTTTAGAGTATTGAAAGCTTTTTGATCTTTCAGAAGAAAACTTGCGATTGACCTAGTGTCAACTTCATCAGTTTTTTCAGAAGCCTCCACTCCATAAAGTTTTCGTGCTTTTGGAGTAGATTTTTGAGGAAAGAGTTTGATACTAACACCCATTCTATCAGCATTTCCCTTCAACTCTTCCAACTGATCATAATTAAACGGTTGTGCTAGAGTAAGTTTATGAGATTCTCTAAGATGAGCACATTCAGCAACCAGAATGTCTCCACGTTTAAGTCCTGGAATGTTCAGATTAATAAGGTTTTCTTGTGGAAGTTTTCCATGAAACTTATCATTACCACTATCATAGACATGAACTTTACCTTGCCCAATGTCCGCTGTAAAAAGATTCATAATTTTTTTAAGTATTAGGTCTTGAATACCGATAAAGGTATTTCCTATTGAATACTAATAGTATTTCTTCGATAAGTATTAGTAAGTGAAAACTAACAAGAGTTTTAACCTTTGAATACTGATTGACCTGAAGACTGATATTATAGCAAAAAAAGACCTCCCCGTCAAGGGAGGTCTTCGGGTTTCCGACATTCGTAGAGTCTGCACGAAAGACTCAGACTTATTTAGATTCTTCTTCCTTACCCTTCTTACCAATGTTGTACTTTTGTTCCAATACCCAATCGTTCTTATCACGATAAGGGAGAACTTTAATTTGGTTCAGTGGTGCAATATCAAGGATACTGTCTTCGCTAACAACTGAAACGAGTCCCCAATCAGAAAGCAACCGAGTAATACGGTTCCTACGCTGAACATCATTAACAGTAAGATTAGCGTATTTGCCATCGAGAGCAAATAACTCCTTAAAGTGTACGATGTAGTATTTACCCTGCTTATGGAGAATATGGCAAGATTGGTAAAGTTTCTTTTCTTTCCTAGAAGCTACACCAATTCTTGTGAGAGTCTCTCTCACTTTCAAGAAGTCATCAGGTTCATTTAACTTGACCTCAATCATCTTATCTTGAGACCAGGAAACCTGGGGTTCAGTCGTTTGTGTCATTTTTTACCACCAATGTCAAGTCGTTGTTTCATGTAGTTGATTTGTTCAGTAGATAAAATCTTCATAACTTGACGTGCCTTCTCATTACTATAACCATAGTATGATTTTACAATATCAAGATCGGAGTCTTTATCCTTCCGAATCCAGGGAGAGAATCTCTTCCTTTTTCTCAATATATTTAGATAAAATTTATATTGCATATCTTTATCAAGGAAATGATACTTGTTCATTTCGTTGGCAAAGAGTACAGAGTCAAGGTGACCTGACAGGCATTTGTTAATAATAAAGGGGGGATATGACTTGATGATGTTCTCATCGTCCTCAGTAAGGTCTTCCTTATTGAAGTTGATAGAATTCAGCCAATCCTTCAATTCGGGTTCCATCAAAGAATCAGTTTCTTACTAGGTGTTTCAATTGGTGAGAAAATCTTCTGGTAGTTCTCTACAACTTCATCGTTAGCTTCACAGACATAGACAATGAATTGTTTATCAATGGTCAGAGTTGTATCTTTTTTCAGAAGCATCGACCATGCACCAAATCCAATAGAACCTTGTGCATTTGGAATAGCGACCAGAGCATTCTCAATCTCAATAGTCTTTTCATCTTCATTGATGAGGGTGAAGATTACTTCTTCACCCGTGTTCATACGGAATACTTTTACATTCATTTTGAATAAAAATTATTAGGTTGTTCAGTTTTGTGGAGAAGAACTCCATCAACTTTATCAAGTAGGTCTAACATACTTCCGTGCATGAGACGGTATCCATATCCGACATAAATTTGTCCAAAGAATACTGTCAGTGCCATGAAACTCCAGAAGTAGTAATACGTTCTGGATTTCTTTTGTCTAGGGATTTTCATTTGAATTGACACTCCACCATAATTTCAGTTAAACAAGCGAGAATATTTATCTCTTGATCAGCCACGAACGAACTTTGATACTGATACTTAGCGATAATAAGGACAGCTGCAGCAACACCAGGACCTTCAAGATTGTTATAGCAGGCATCGTAGATGCTACGAAGAAGAACAGAGGGATCGTTATCAAGATTATTAACAACCCACTTACGGACGCTAGGAAAGTCTTTTTCTTTGAGTCTTTTGAAGAGGTCATCTGTCTTTACCGTGGCAAATGATGCAAGAATACCAGAGTCAATCTCTCCACCAGAAGAGTACCTCTGACACTCATTCAGAACACGTCTCCAATCGGGGAAGTGTTTCTGGATAAGTTCTACCAGGACCTTGTTATCATATTTAATACCCTCTGTACCCAGGATTTCCTGGAGACGTTGGAAGAACTGTCCTGCAAGTTGCTGACGTTCTTTTCCTTTGAGTGCGAAGTCGATGACTGCACATCGGGAATGGAGGGGACTGACGATTTTGTTTTTGTAGTTGCAGGTGAAGATGAATCTGCAATTACCAACAAATTCCTCAGTAAATGCCCGTAGGGCGAGTTGTACATCTGGGGTCGTGTTATCTGCCTCATCAATGATGATGACTTTGTGTTTAGCAGTTGACGAAAGCGATACGGTCGAAGCGAAGTTCTTCGCATTATTCCTGACAGTGTCCAGGAATCGTCCCTCGTCGGATCCGTTAATGACATAAACATCTACTCCCAATTCATTACATAGGGCTTTAGCGACAGTGGTTTTACCACATCCAGGAGGTCCAGACAAAAGAAGATTAGGAACCTCTCCTTTATCTAGGAAAGCTTTGAATGTATTCTTGATATTGTCAGGAAGTATACACTCATCAATAGTCTTAGGACGATACTTTTCGACCCAGACGAATTCATCACGACTCATAATTAATTTTGAAATAATGTTTACACCAAGTCAGTATTGATTAGAACTCTTCGTTTACAGTCATGTGGAGAATGTCCAGTATGAATGTGAGTCCCATCAAAAACTAACAACCTGTTCTCCCTCGGTTTTACTCTCGTCATCTCAGTGAGAGTTGAAGGTTTAATAGCACGAAGTTCAAATTGAGTTCTAGCCTTCTCATTATACAACACGGTCTCAGCATCAGTGTTTGTCAAATAAAGTATTGATGCAGTATGAGGACGACAGTAATCTACATGAGGAGGATGTATATGACCTTTGGGGGAATAAGTTGTCATATCCAACCTACACCGAAGAACACTTTCAGTATCAGTTTCTAGTAGAAGATCAGCAAAGAAAGATGCCATAAATGGATTGAGCTGAGAGTATCCCTCTTCCCAACGAATTGTATGACTGAACCCATAGTCGGGAAAACTTTCTTCTGAAGGAAAGTCTGTTTCATATTTGGAGACACTATCTTGGTAACCCCAAATGTATTGTCCCCCCAGAACCTCATCCTGTATCATCTCAAAGTATTTTGGATTCAGGAAGTTATCAATAATTTTATACATTATTCAATCCAGTCTGGTTTTCGGTCGGGGAGTCTTAGATAGTTATCCTTGACCCAAGGTTTGGATGCGATGTACATCTTGTATTTTGTGTAGATGTCAATTGTGTCATCATACTTGAACTCATCAGGTCCTGCGAAGACAAAAGGTGTCGGACCTTTACCACTACGACCTTGTGGGTCTGCACATGGGAGAATCTCTTTTGCTGCCTGAAGAGTATTGAAACAAGTATGTGGTTTACCATACCTCAATGCGTACTCATCACATAGAGCGAATCCATGATCAAGTAACCACCTCCAGTTGTTCACAAAGGAGTTTGCCCAAATGGTACATGGATGGTTCCTGAAGGCACCTGTGGTGGTCTTGTAGGGTTGCCCATCTGCCTTAGGGAGGGTTCCAAATCCATGACCCCACTTGAGAGAACAGACGATTGCCAACATCTGACAGGTCTCCAAAGGCATCTTGACAATATGTTTGTCAGGTAGAACCCTAGCCGACTTCCAAGGATCGGGGTCAGTCACAAAGATGTTCATAACAATTTAGATAAAGAGATCGCAAGTAGGAACGTCAACATTATAACCACATCCCATGACTTCGTCCTAATGAAGTAAGGAATCGAAATAAGGTCAGCTACAAAATGTGTAACCGCTCCAATCATCACATCAACATGGAGGACAATAAAATAGGCAATGATCACAAGACCACTGCCTACAATCCTCATACAAATATCAACCGAAGGTCGAGTCAGGTTCAAGTGCAATATAGTAGGTGACATCTTGGTTTTGATTGACGAAACGGGAAAGGAGTTTCTCAGATACAACTACATCGTAGTTACCAGGAACAATCTTCAGGTTCTCTTCTTTGAAGTTAAAGACGAACTCAAGATCGGTCTCACCAACAACAATCTCAAAATCATTTGAGGTGTCGTTCTTCTTGTCACGAGCCACCAGTTTGATCACACCAGCTTCACCAACGACAGAGATATCGGGAACCTGATAGACAGATGCTGCCTTCTTCAGTTGTTGGAGGTCTTGAGCTGTCAGGACAAACTCAACATCTTCAGAGGGAAGAGAAATCTCTTTCTCAGGAGGAGCAACGATCACAGAGGGATCTGCGAAGAAGAACTTAGAACGTCGCTTACCTTCACGGATGACAACATACTCATCGTTCTTGAAGTCCAGTTCAGGACTCTGGTGGAGACTCAGTCCATTGAGGAACTGGTTCAGATCATAGATACCGAAATCCTTAGGGAACTCCTCAGACACATTTGCCTCAACCAGGATGTTCTTCATCACGGAGATAGAACGAAGTTTCTGACCCTCCTTGAAGAGGATAGATTGGTTGATAGAAGAGAAGTTCTTCAGAAGGTTGACGGTGTTTTCACTCAGTTTCATGTTCATTGATTGTAGGTCTCAGTCGGGGTGTTCTTGTCGTTGAAATACATCAGAAGTACAGCATAATGCATAATCTTCAAAATGTCACGTCGTGCGGTTCCCTTTTTATCATATCGGGATGCGTACTTGAGGATGTTACTACGACAGAAAGCTTCACCATCACCACAAGATTCAATAAGGTCTAGGGTTTGAATCTTGTCAGAAGAGTAGTGTTGATTGTAGGTCGCTGTAATGTATTCAGTGAGTTCCTTGAGAATCTCGTTCTCATTGTATTTCCATTGTGTTTGTCCTGGGGTATCCAGGTTGACATTCTTCAAGGTGATGTGGTCATCACCCGTTGCTCCAGGAAGTCCAGTTCCTGTAAAAACAACAGGAGGAGCTGAACTTCCAGGATCAGTGAAGGTCAATGTATCAGGAGAACTAGTAATGGGGGTACTAGCAAAACTGAAACTTTCCCCATCTTCACTCCAATGGGGGTTACCAGTCAAACTGATACCATCATTTTCCCAAAAATCTTGATTAGACATGTTCAATTCTTCGTATAATAAGGACCAAGAGTTTGTCATTTAGTATATCAGACTTCCTCCTCTTGGTCAAGTTGGAAGTCAACATCGACTTTGTCATACAGTTCCATGAACGAAGACTTGGTCTCATCATCGAAACGATTAGTACAGACCTCAAGTGCCTTTTTCTTATCTGCGAAGATTGAGTAAGCTCGGATCACATGGACCAGACGACGGGTAGAGACAATCTCTTCGATACCACCATCATAGAAGGTCTTACGAATAATGTCAGCCCAGTCGGTCAGACGCTTACAGAAGTCAGGAGCAACCACATTAAGGTCACTAGCGACACCCTGAAGGATCTTCAGTTCAGTTGCAGGAGTGGGGTACTCTTGCTCAAACGTGACGGGGAATCGTTCAAGGAATGCCTCATTGAGAACGTTAGTTCCAATAAATCGACCGTCATCTGAGCCTTTACCCTTAGTATTAGCAGTTGCAATAACATTGAATCCATCTTTAGGTTGAATAAATTTACCAATCTTCTTCAGGAAGACACCCTTACCCTCTAGGATGGATTGGAGACAGAGAATTTTGTTAGAAGCCAGGTCAACTTCGTCTAGAAGAAGAACAGCTCCCCGTTCCAGAGCTTCGATGACTGGACCATTGTGCCAAACAGTTTCACCATTAACAAGGCGAAAACCACCAATAAGATCGTCTTCGTCAGTTTCGATGGTAATGTTGACACGAATCAGTTCCCTTTTGAGTTGGGCACAGGCTTGTTCGACACCAAACGTTTTACCATTACCCGAGAGACCCGTGATAAACGTAGGGTAGAAAAGACGGGACGCAATAATTTTCTTAATATCTTTGAAGTTACCAAACTGGACGAAGGTATCATCTTTCTGAGGAATCAAGTTTTGAACAATAGCTGGTTCTGCTGCTGGAGCTTGGTAGGTCTCTTCGAGTTTCTCCTGAATAGTCAGGTTCCACTTACCACGACCAGTTTTGAATTCACCAAGTTTCTTGGTGACAGTCACATAGTTGTGACCATTCATTGCACACCATGCACGAATATCAGATGTAGTGATGTTGTTACCGTAGAGGGACTGGAGAGAATTGGTGACGTATTCAGTGGAGAGTGCCATAGTGGTTCGTTTCAACAAAGTCATTATAAAGGATCAGAAGGGGTCAGGGACCCCTCTTGGGACAGTTCGTCAACTGGTCAACAGACCAGGTCCATGAACTGACTTAACACTTTTTTATTTAGAGCCTTGGATTTAAGATTCTTAGCAAAAGCGGACTTGATCTTGGCTTTGGTCGCTCCCTCCTCAACAACAAAGTCAGTGTCGAAAGAAAGGGAATTGTCAACCATCAAGAAGTAAGAGTCATAACCAGAAGTTTTCAGTGAGAAGAACTTATCCTTCCTGACTGATTTAGAGGAATCTTCACCAGTGTAACGACGGACCATCGAGTTGATGTCACGGGCTCCAGCAAGTCGGATACCGATGAAGTTAGTGTAGGGGAAAGATTCTTTCAAGTCAGTCAAAAGAAGTTCAGTGAATTGATAGAAGTAATCACCAACCTTGTAAGTATGTCCTGTCTTACGATTACGAAGATAGGAATGACCACGAATCAGATTAGATGTTCCTTCTTTCTCACCATACCTCTCAGAATGCCAAGGCTTACAGTATGGAAGGTGGTTTGCCTCACCATCAGTCAGAATCACACATTGAACTTTCTGA